GAATATACTATGTCTTTCGGTAATAAATAATTTAGAGTATAACAAAATATGAAATTAAGAGAATACCGCATTATTCAGAAATGAATTTGCGGTATTTTTTGTTGTACGATACTACGCAATACAAATATTTTGAGTAGAAACAAAATTCCAATCGTTTGGAGATTTGAAAGGAGAAATAATCATGAAATATAAATGTGATAATCACATCATGGATGAAAATGGAGAAAAATTTTTCATTAGAGATAATGTAAATATAGAAAGTGATAAGGGGTGCTTTACTGGAGAAATAACGCTGATTACCGGTAAAGGTATATATTTAGGTGATAAATATGCTAGAGCCGATTTAATAACTGCTATTAAGTTAAACAGTAGAAAAAGAAAAGGTATTCCAGTGTCAGAAAAATATATTATTGACACTTTGGATCCGCTTAACGTGACTGTAAAAGAAAAGTATACTCCTAAGCCAAAGACTAAAGAAAATGGAGAAATGGAGTATTTTGAGCCGCAATGGAAAGCTATTTCTTATCATCCAAATGTAGAGTTAGCTTATAAAAGTATAGTCAATGAAGAGTTAAATGTTTCGTGTGGTAGCACAACGGAGCTTGTTGAAAAGATAAAAGAACTTAAAGAATTTAAGAAAAAAATCAATTTGTAACTACTATATAATTTTTATGTGACTTTTCGTGTTACATAAGAATGGCTTAAACACTAGGTTTAAATTAGCTTGTAACAAAAGTAAGAAATTGGATGTTACACGTTGAAATCGCATAACTGTGCGTGTTTGTGCCCCTTTATATATATAATGTAATATAATTATATAATATATATATTATATATAGAGATATAAATATTAATATATATATGCGTGCAAACTCAAAAAAACATGTTACTTTGTTACAAAATACATCAAAAGCAGTTATATCAACGGTTTACGTGTAACAAATACCATATTACAAAGATGTTTTTTATGTGACATGTAACATAAATGAGGTGAGATTATGATTAATAACTATATTATGGAAATAGATAAGAAAATTGAAGAAGCAACTAAAAATAAGAAATGGGTAGTTGTAGCTAAACTTGAAGCTGAAAAAGCAGATTTACAAGAGAAGATGAAACCAATTGAGGAGAGAACATATGAAAGGAAATAATAATTATAGAATAATTGAATCTAAATTATACAATTACAAAAGTACACAAGCTCTAGTTGAAAATCTTGATTTGAAATTAGCAGAAATGAAATATGATATCAATGGAGCTGGAGCAGTTAGTTATGAAGAAAGGACAGGTAAAACTAATAAATTTAATTCAAGTGTAGAGAATGAGGCAATTATTAGAGAAAAGAAAATGTTTGAATTAACATATGAAATTATGAAAATTAAAAATGAACTAGCAATCATTGATAATTCTATAGACTCTTTATTGCCAAGGGAAAAGCAAATTATATATGAGAGATACTTTAATAAAACAAGTGGTAGAAATATAGCAGCTAAGTTAAATCTTACAGAAGTTCATGTTTGTAGATTAAAGAAAGATATAATAAATAAATTAATTCCCATGATATTAAACTAATATTAATGTTACTTTAAACTTAGTTTAACATTTATGTTTTTAAACATGATATTATAGTATCATAGAAATCAATCAATGAGGCACTTACTTATGTAGGTGTCTTTTGTTTGTACTGATATTAAGCTCTAAAGAAAACTTAAATTTAGAAAAAGGAAATTAATTGGAATAAATTTATTACAATATGTTGATAAAAATGGAAAAAAGTGCTACAATAATTAAGTAAACTAATAAAAAGGAGAGGATTTTATATGAAAAAATTAGCATTAGCACTAGCACTTGTTACTGTAGTAGGATTTGGATCACAAGCTACTTTAGCGAATGCTAAAACCAAAGAAACAGTGCAAAGCACTGCAAAAGCAACATTTGGTGATGATACAGACGCTTGGGTGTCTACTAGAGATGGGAATGGAGTTAATCTTAGAGCATCTAGAAGTACAAGTTCTAAGGTATTAGCTAAACTTCCTGATGGGACAAAAGTAAAACTTTTGTCAGATGTAGTATCTGGTTGGTATAAGGTTAGGGTTGTCAATAGTGGAACTGTAGGCTATATATCTGCAAGTTATCTAGTAGATAAATATGGAGATGGTCCAGGTCTATAAAATTTATTGTTTAATGTTGGTACAAAAATATAAAAAAGAATATTAAACACATAAAAGATGAGTTCTGTATCAAACAGGAGTCATCTTTTGTTATGTGATTTTAAAGAAAGTGAGGTGGCATTATTGGTCAAACTTACACCTAAGCAAAAAATATTTGTAGATGAATATTTAGCAACAGATAACCTTAATGCTACTAGAGCTTATAAAAAGGCTTATCCTAGAGTTAAAAGTGATGATGTGGCAGCAGTCAATGGAAATAGATTGCTAAGGAATGCTAAGGTTCAAGAGTACATACAAAAGCGTATGAATGAGAGAGCCAAGAGAACTGAAATAACCCAAGATATGGTTTTGCAAAGATGGTGGAATATAGCTAATGCTGATCCAAATGAAATCATTCATATAAGGCGTGTATGTTGTAGACATTGTTTTGGTATAAATCATCAATACCAGTGGAGAGATGAAGAAGAATATCAACAAGCTGTTCAAGCAGCTATGATAATGGCTAAGGAACAAAATAAAGAACCAATCATTCCTTCCAATAATGGTGGTTATGGTTATGATAGGCCATTAAGACCGCATCCTAAATGTCCTTATTGCAGGGGTGAGGGACATGAAGAGATTCATGTTGAAGATACGCGTTATGTTGGTGATAAAGCTAAATTACTTTATGCTGGAGTAAAGCAGACACAGTCTGGTGTAGAAATAAAATTTCGTGACCAGGATAAAGCCTTAGAAAATGTAGCACGCCATTTAGGAATGTTTAAAGATAAATTAGAGGTCAGTGGTAATATAAATAACCCATATGAAGGATTAAGTACTGATGATCTTAAGAAGTTGATAAATGATGGATAAAGAGTTAATTAAATTAGGTGCTAAATGTGAACTTGCAAGACGTGAGTTCTTTTTTTATTGCAATTTAAAAGCACCTGATTTCTATAAGCCTAATAGAAAGTATCTTGTAGAGCTCTGCAATGATCTTCAAGAGTTTTACGAAAGTGATGATGAAGTATTAGTAATTAACGAGCCACCTAGACATGGAAAGTCAAGAACAGCAGGAAACTTTGTTGAATGGGTTTTAGGTAAAAATCAAAATGAAAAGATTATGACTGGATCCTACAATGAAACTTTATCAACCATGTTTTCAAAAGGCGTAAGAAATACTATTCAGGAATCTAAAGCAGATAAATATAAACCAGTTTTTTCTGATGTATTTGCAGGGGTGAATATAAAACGTGGTGATGGAGCTATGAACTTATGGAGTTTAGAAGATGGATATAATAACTATCTTGCAACTTCACCTACAGGTACCGCAACAGGTTTTGGTGCTTCACTTATGATTATAGATGATTTAATTAAAAGTGCACTAGAAGCAAATAATGCAGCAGTACTTGAAAAGCACTGGGACTGGTTTACTAATACAATGTTGTCACGTTTAGAAGAAGGTGGAAAAATAATAATCATTATGACCAGATGGCATAGTGAAGATTTAGCTGGCAGAATGCTTGACTGGTGTAAAAAAGAAAAAAAGAAGTATAAGCATATTTCAATGAAAGCTATTCAAGATGATGGCACTATGCTTTGTGATGAAGTTCTTTCTCATAAAAGTGCTATGAGCAAAAAGAGTGCTATGGGTGCTGATATATTCAGCGCTAACTATCAACAAGAGCCTATTGACCTTAAAGGTAGATTATATAGCAGCTTTAAAACTTATACTAAATTGCCTACTGATGATAAAGGCAAGCCAGTATATACAGCAGTTAGAAACTATACAGATACTGCAGATACAGGAGAAGATTATTTATGCTAAATTGATTATGTTGAATATAACAAAGAAGCTTATATCATTAACGTGCTTTATACTCAGGAGGGCATGGAAAAAACAGAGCCAGCAACAGCTAAAATGATGCATGAGGATGGAGTTAATAAGGCGGATATTGAAAGTAATAACGGTGGTGAAGGTTTTGCAAGAAATGTTAAGAAGATTCTAAGATATACGTTTAATAGTAATAAAGCGGTGATTAAGCCTTTCCATCAATCTAAGAATAAACAAGCTAGAATATTGTCAAATGCTACTTGGGTTATGGATCATATCTATTATCCTGTCAATTGGAAGGATAAATGGCCAGAATATCATGATGCTATGATTAAGTACCAAAGAGAAGGTAAAAACAAGCATGATGATGCACCAGATGCAACAACAGGTATAGCTGAAAAGATAAGTAACCCTAATGGAATGGGAATATTAAAATAAGGCGGTGAACTAATTGGAATTAGAAGTAATTAAAAAGCTAATAAAAGAACATACTTTGAATCATTCGGATATAGTTGTTAAGTCATTGGTAGCTGAAAGATATTACAGAAATAAAAATGATATATTGCAGATGCCGAAAAAAAATGAAGATACAGAAAATCCATTAAGAAATGCAGATAATAGAATATCCAGTAATTTTCATGGATTACTAGTAAATCAAAAAGCAAGCTATATGTTTACTGCTCCGCCTTTATTTGATATTGGGAATGTTGAAGCTAATAAACAAATTACAGAAGCCTTGGGGGATAATTACGCTAAAGCTTGTAAAGATTTATGTATTAATGCATCTAATAGTGGTATAGGTTGGCTACATTATTGGATCAATTCAGATAAGAACTTTGAATATGGTGTAGTTGATAGTAAACAAATAATTCCTATATGGTCCAGTAGCTTAAATAAAAAGCTTTTAGGAATATTAAGAGTATATACTAATACAGATGATGCTGGAGATACATACGATATTTATGAGTATTGGAATGATAAAGAAAGCCAGGCATTTAAAAAGAAAGCTAGTTCAACGATTGATGAAGGATTAGAAGCATATACAATGTTTACAAGTTTTCTTGTTGATACTGAAACAACCCAAATGAGTGATACATTTAAACATGACTTTGAGAGAGTTCCTTTTATACCATTTCTAAATAATAATATAATGACAAGTGATCTTGATAATGTAAAACCACTAATAGACGTTTATGATAAAGTCTTTAGTGGTTTTGTTAATGATCTGGAAGATATCCAAGAGGTTATATTTATACTTACCAATTATGAAGGAACAGAGCTAGGCACATTCTTAAGTGAATTAAAAAAATATAAAACTGTTAAGGTAGAGAATAATGGTGAATCAGATAAAAGTGGACTTCAAACTTTAACAATAGATATTCCAGTTGAAGCAAGAAAAGAATTATTGACTACAACTAGAAAAGCAATATTTGAACAGGGTCAGGGAGTAGATCCTCAGCCAGATAAATTTGGAGATGCTTCAGGAGTTGCCTTAAAATATCTTTATTCTCTATTGGAATTGAAGAGCGGACTTGCTGAAACTGAATTTAAATTAGGATTTGGAGAGTTTGTCAGAGCGATATGCCAGTATCTTAGCATTCAATGTAAATCTATAGTACAGACATGGACTAGGACACGAATAACAAATGATACTGAAACAGCTACAATATGCAGTGATAGTGTTGGCGTTATATCAAATAAAACTATTATTAAAAATCATCCTTTTGTAGAGGATGCTGATGCAGAGGAAAAGCAAAAGAAAAAAGAAAATGAAGAGAAGCAGCAGGAAAATGACGATTATAAAAATGCATTCCCTAATAAAGAGGGTGATGGTAATGTAAATAATGAAGAATAGTGAATATTGGCAACAGAGGTCATTAGAATTAGAGAATGCTGCTTATAAAGATTCTGAACAGTATAAAAAAGAACTAGAGCAATTGCATAAGGAGACGTTAGAGCAAATAAATAAGGACATTGCCTATTGGTACTTAAGATTCGCTAAGAAGAATAAAATTACTTATGCTGAAGCACAACAAATTTTAAATAAGAATGAATTAGACGAATTTCATTGGACAGTACAACAATATATTAAATATGGCCAATCTGAAATATTAAGTGATTCATGGAGAAAAGAATTAGAGAATGCATCTATTAAAGTTCATGTGACTAGATTAGAGTCATTGCAATTACAGATGCGACATCATCTTGAAAAAGAATATACCCAAAGAATAACCGATATAAAATATCTATTAAAAAGTGGACTTGAAGAAGACATATACCAAAATGCTTATGAGATAGAAAAAGGCTTAGGTGTTGGAGTAGATTTGTACAAATATAATGAATCAGAAATAGAAGATATACTTAAAAAGCCTTGGACATCTGATGGTAAAGTATTTAGTGAAAGGCTTTGGGGAAGAAAGAGGCAATTAGTAGCTGATTTAGTAGAGAAAGATTTGCCACAAGCTCTAATTAGAGGTGAATCTAATGATAAAATAATAAACAGATGGGCTGAAAAACTAGATGCAGATAGAAAGGCGGTAGGCAGAGTAGTAAGAACAGAAAGAGCTTATGTTAATTCTAGAGCAGCACTCGAGTCGTATAAAAAGCTTGGTGTTAAGAAATACCAAATATTAGCCACTTTAGACTTAAAGACATCAAATATATGCAGGGAAATGGATCATAAGGGAAGGAATAAAGATGAACCATTCTTTTATTTAGATGAATATAAGGTCGGATTAACAGCGCCACCATTTCATTGCAATTGTAGAACAACTACAGTTCCGTATTTTGATGATTTTACAGAAGATGAAGAGAGAGCTGCAAGAGATGAAAATGGAAAATATAAAAAAGTACCTGCTAATATGTCTTATGATGAGTGGTATGAAAAATATGTGAAAGATAATCCTAAAGCTTTAGCTGCTGAAAAGAAAATGAAGAACAAGTCAAGTGATAAAAAACAATATGAAGAATATAAGAAAATATTAGGTAATGAGGTTCCTAAATCTTTTGATAAGTTCCAAGAATTGAAGTATAATAATAGTAATGAGTGGGATTTAATGAAAGACTATGTTAAGTCAAGGTCAAATAATATGATTTCAGCATTTAATCCATTTTCTGATTATAAGAAATATAAAAATAAAATAGATAATGAAATAGTTGGTTTAACTACATCTAATGGAATTAAAATAACAGGACAGAGCAAACATTTTATTGAAAGAGCATTAGGAACAACAGAAGATCCGCATACTGGAAGACCTAGGAGTGGAGTAGAACTAAATCATATTAGGGATGCAATTCAAAATGGAAATATCCGTACTAGAAAGAATGACCCAGATAGTATAAAATTCATTACTGAAAAATGTATAGTATCGATAAATCCTAACACAGGGATTTTAATTCAAGCTAATCCACAATAAATGTAAGGAGGGATATTTGTGAAGTTTAAATTAAAGAAAAGCCTTTTTGAACTTTTAAAAAATAATGTATCAGAAGCTTATGAATATTTGCAGGATATAAATGAGCAAAATGAAGAAGTGAATTTTTCTGTAAAAGGTGAGGATATACAAGAAGTTCAATTATTGATAAATGATGAAATAGTACTTCGTGGTATGGATAAACAAGATACAGTTAATGATTTAGGATTAAAATTATACAAATTATATGATGAGATTTTATATCAAAAGAACAACCAATAAATTAGCACTTACTTAAGTAAATAGGTAGGTGCTTTTATTATGCATAAAATTAAGGAGGGTAAAAATCAATGACCAAAACAGATGTAAATATGATCTTAACTTTAAATTGTAGGTGCTCATTTGAGAAAAGCTCTTATATGGATAAATTATTAAAAAAATGGGTTAAAATATTAAAGTTAAAAGATTGGAATATACAGCTAATAGAAGCAGAGGCTCTTGACAATAGTGGAAACTCTTATATTCTGTTTAATGATTACAAAGCTCGAATTACAATAAAGGCTGAATTATCCCAAGAAGAAAAAGAAAAAACTTTAATCCATGAATTATTACATCTAGTACACAGAGATGAAGCTGACTTGGCTAGTGATAATTTAAAAGATTATAATCAGACTTTATATACTAGATTCCATGAAAGAAACATTGAAAAAGTAGCACAAATATTATATTCAATATCTCGTTAGAGTCTTATTTTTATTTTAGGAGGAATGTATAAATGAAATTATCAACCATTCAAAAAAGAGAAAAATTAAACGATGTATATGCTATGGATGAAAAGGGAGTAGGAGGAGTAAATCATAGATATGTAATTTGCAAGAATGGTTCACAAGAGTGGCAACAAGGTTCAAATTCGGATAATGTATATGCCGATATACAACTTCAAAATGGGGCTAGAAAAGAAGATGATTCAATTCATGGCGTAATTGATACTGATTTACTTGAAATAGTAAGGCATAGACTTCAATGTTTTCAAGCTGGACCATTTTCGTCAAGAGAAAATGCATGTGCATTAACTCATATTGAAGAAGCTCTTATGTGGATGAATAGAAGAGTTGAGGATAGAATTGAAAGAAATGTATTGGGAAGGAATGAAAAATAATGAAATATAGAAAGAAACCAGTAGAAATTGAAGCTATACAGTTTAACGGAAATAACATTCAACAGATTTTAGAATTTGCTGACAGTTCTAAGTTAAAAATTAATGGCGAATTAGTCATAGATACACTTGAAGGCGAAATGTTGGTTAGTAAAAATGATTTTGTAATTGAAGGCGTCAATGGTGAATTTTATCCATGTAAGCCAGATATATTTGAAAAAACATATGAAAGAGTTAATTAAGTCTTAGAAATAAGGCTTTTTATTTTGCTCTTTTTTAAGTGTTGCAGAGCATAAAGATTCAACGGAACTCCTAACAGGGAGCAACCTGTATAAATATGCTATTGGAGGTAATAAGAAATGGAATGGTTAAGAAAATTATTAGAAGGTGCTAAAAAGAAAGATGATGGAACTATAGATATTGATGGTTTGATGAAATCAATTAATACTGAGTTTCCTAAAAATGCAGTACCTAAGTCTACTTATAATGAGTTAAGTGAACAACTTAAAACTGCAAATGGAACTATTACAGACCTAAAGAAAAATAATAAAGATAATGAGGAATTGCAAAAGACTATCAAAACTCATGAAGATACTATTGTGACATTAGAATCTAATAGTAGTAACTTAAAAAAGGAATATGCATTAAAAGATAAGCTTAAGGATTTAGGTGTTAAAGATGCAGATTATCTTATTTATAAGCATGGTGGAATAGATAAATTCACCTACGACAAAGATGATAATTTGATAGGTTTAGAGGACACAATAAAATCTTATAAAGAATCAATGCCTCATATTTTTACTACTGGCAAAACAGAAACTAATTATGATCCAGCAAGTGGTGGAGAATATAAAGGTGCAAATCCATTTGCTAAAGAAACATTTAATTTAACAGAGCAAGGAAAATTATTAATATCAAATCCAGCACAAGCAAAAGAATTAGCAGGTGCTGCAGGAGTAACATTAGATATTTAAGAAAAGGAAGTGTATAAAACATGGCAGGAACAAAATTAAGTGACGTTATAGTACCAGCATTATTTAATCCATATGTAATTAATCAAACAATGGAGAAATCAGCATTAGTTCAAAGTGGAATTATCACAAATAATAGTGAGTTTGATGGATTAGCTTCTCAAGCTTCACCAGTTGTGAACATGCCTTTCTTTGATGATTTAACAGGAGAATCAGAACAAGTAGTTGAAGATAAAGACTTAACACCTGATAAAATCAATTCAAAAACTGATGTGGCAGCAATTATTAGAAGAGCTAAAATGTGGAGTGCAACTGATCTATCAGCAGCGCTTGCAGGTAGTGATCCAATGGCAGCAATAGCAAGTTTAGTTTCGGGCTTTTGGTCTAGAGATATGCAAAAAGAATTAATTGCACTTCTTAAAGGTGTATTTGGAACTTTTACACCTTCAGGAGGTTCAGCGACTACTAGATTGTCTAGTAATATATTAGATATTTCTGCATTGACAGGTGCAGCAAACAAGTGGAGTGGAGCTGCATTTATAGATGCTCAACAATGTTTAGGAGATGCAAAAGAATTGCTTACAGCAGTTGCAGTTCATAGTGCAGTTGAAGCCACATTAAGAAAACAAAATTTAATTGAAACTGTACAACCTTCCACTGGTGGTAAAATTGATACTTATCAAGGTAAGAGAGTAATTATTGATGATGGCTGCCCTTATGAAGGAACAGGAGCTAATATGGTATTTACAACATATTTATTTGGGCAAGGAGCTATAGCATTAGGTAATGGTAATCCAGTTGGATTTGTACCAACAGAAGTAGATAGAGATAAAAAGAAAGGATCTGGAGTTGATTACTTAATCAATAGAAAGACTAATATTCTTCATCCAAGAGGAATTAAATTTACTAATACAAATGTAGAAAAAACAGAAGGCCCATCAAGATTAGAATTAGCAGATGCAGAAAACTGGAATCCAGTATATGAAGCTAAGCAAATTAGAATTGTTGCATTTAAACATAAAATCTAGGAGGTAATCCTATGTTAGAAAATGAAAAGTTAAACCAATTAAAGGGAAGGTTAGGAATAGAATTAACCGACACAACTAAAGATGATGATTTATTATTTTCACTTGAAGATGTTGAAGAAACAATAAAAGGTTATTGTCATATTACTAAAATCCCAGAAGGTCTAAATACAACAGTAATAAGAATGGCTAGAGAATTATATATGAATGAGAACCTAGGAAGTGACTCAGTTGCTCTAGATTCTATTTCTTCTATAAGTGAAGGTGATACTTCAACAAGTTTCAGAAGTTCTGCAAGTGAATTTAAAGACAGTTTGCTTAAAGATTATAAGAGTAAACTTAATAAATATAGGAAGCTGGTGTGGTAATGAATAAAGCTTTAGAATCAGCTAGAAAGCAGCATAGAAAAGCTATTGAAAGCATGTATGAACATATTTGTACTGTTTTTGAATATCAGAAAGTTAAGGACCCAGTTACTAAGTTAACTAAATCAGAAGAAGTACCTGTATTAAAGGAACAATCCTGCAAACTGTCTTATTCTACTGTAAAGAATGCTACTGAGACAGAAAAGGCCTCAGCATTGCAACAAGTAGTTAAATTGTTTATTGCTCCTGAGATTGTAATTAAAGAAGGGTCAAAACTTGTGGTTACAGATACAAGGACTAATAAAACTCAATCTTATAAAAATAGTGGAGTACCTGCAATATTTTCATCTCACCAAGAAATAGTATTAGAGCTATTCAAAGGATGGGCTTAATATGTCTAAGTGGGGAAGTTGTGATTTCAAACAATTAACTAAACTATCCGATAATATTAAAACCTTAAATGATGGTATAAATGATACGATAAGAATGTAAGGAAATGATCATATAAGAATGTACAATTTAGTTTTTATAAATTATAATTACTCAAGATTTAACGGAGGTAATTATGATTATACAAACAAATATTTATTCAGA